GACAAACAGCAGCTTTTACTGTAACTGCTGACACAGCATCAAACACATCAGCTATAGAATACCCAACAGCTACAGCCGATTATGGTACTGTTGTTGCAGTAGGTATTTTTGATGCTTCATCATCTGGCAACTTACTTGCTTATGGAAATCTTACAGCAAGTAAGACTGTTTCTACTGGAGATGTATTTAGATTTAATGCAGGTGCTATAGATATAACTGTAGCGTAATATCATGGCTTCAGTAGGCTATGGTTTTGGTGGATACGGTAAGTCTTACTGGGGAACACCACAATTTGAATTAGCTGAAAGCTCAATTACAGCAACATCAAATCTAACTGCTGTTGGCACTACACCCGTAAAAGGAGAAGCATCAATAACAGCTTCTTCTAGTGTAAGTGCAGTTGGATTAGTACCCGTACAAGGTGCTTCACAAATTACAGCAACATCAAGTCTTACATCGACTGGTGTTAGAATTAAATTTGGTGCGACAAGCATATCATCAACATCGAGCCTAACAGCCGTAGGTACTCAAATAGATATTGGTGGCGTGCTAATGGCAGCATCATCAAGTCTTAGTGCAACAGGCACACAAATCGATGTTGGTGAAACAAATATCACCGCATCAACAAACGTAACTGCTGTTGGTGTCTTTATCGTATCAGCAGCAAGTCAAATAAATGCTTCAAGTGACTTAGTTGTTACTGGTTCATTGGTTAAGACTGGAACTTGTTCTATTCAACAAAGCAGTAGTTTTTCTGCGATAGGTGGTTTAAAATGGGAAGACCAGACTGTAGCAGATACTATTTATACAGACCAAACACCAGCTACAACAACTTGGACAGATCAGTCCGCAACAAATACTGATTGGACTGACATTGCAGCATAAACAGGAATTTAATTATGGCAGACACATATACAACGAATTTAAACTTAACTAAACCAGAGGTAGGAGCATCTACTGATACCTGGGGTACAAAGCTGAACGCTGACCTTGATTCACTTGATGCGATCTTTGCATCTACTGGTACTTCAGTAGCTATGAACCTAGACGGAGCAGTTATAGATAGCTCTGTCATTGGTGGTACAACTCCAGCAGCAGGTACGTTCACAACTCTTACAGCTAATACTTCTATTACAGGCACACTAGCTACAGCAGCTCAACCTAATATTACAAGCGTTGGTACGCTTACAGGTTTAAATGTTGCAGGAACTCCAACATTTGATGGTTTGACTGTTGATGGTACGGGTTCTTTTACTCAAAGCTCTAATGCTGCCACAGCATTAACTACATTTACAAACTCTAATGCAGGTGCTTCGGCAAGAGCTAGTATATCTTTTGCATCTGATACTGGTTCATCTGTCGTTGGTACTGTCTCAAGTGGTTGGACTGTTGATGCACTAAATGCTAACGAAACATTTATGTATGGTTCTAATGGTGTATCTTTATTTGCTCCAGCATCACAAAATGTTCGTATTTTAGCTGGTGGCTCAGAAAGAATGCGTATTAATTCTTCAGGACAAGTTTCAATCGGAACGACTACTGCTGAAGGTGGTTTATTATGTCTTGATACATCAGGTAATAATAATAGGTCTATAGTTATTGGTAGAAGTGCAACTGATGATGCTTCTAAATCAAGTGCTTTATCTATACTTCATTATAACAATGGTTCTGAAGAACCAGTTTGTTTAATTGGTGCAGGTATAGATGATGATACTAACAATACTGTTAGAATTGGTGGTGGTTTTAGTAATTTAAATTCTGCAACAATATTAGATTTTTATACCGCAGCTAACAATGATACAACTACTGGTACAGTCAGAATGCGTATTGATTCTTCAGGCAATGTTGGAATTGGAACGACTAGTCCAACTGAAAAACTAACAGTCAATGGTGCTTTAGCTATAACAGGTGCTTTATCTGATGACAGGACATCAACTGCTGCTATGGACTTTTCTAGTGGCGTAACAAGATTTGTTTCTTATGGTGCTAGTGGTACTGGTGGACAATTTGCATTTAGAACAGCATCAGGTGGTGCAAGTTCAACAGAAAGAATGCGTATTGATAGTACGGGTAGACTTCTTGTCAATAAAACTTCGTCAACTTTGCAAACAGACCCAACTGCAAAAATAGTAACTGGTGGTGCTGTATCAGGTGAAGAAAGAACCATGATACATTTTGATGATATGACTGTTAGAGGTACAGGCACAGCTCAAACAATAGATTTTAGTATGGGAAGAGCAGGTGTAACTCCTGATTCTTCAAAAGCACAAATTGTAGCACTTATGGAAGGTAGCAGTGCAACAGCAGCTTCACACGGAATAGGTTGGGAGTTTAGAACTGCTATTGGTGATACACAAGAAACACCTTTAAAAATTAGAGCAAGTGGTGGTGTTATTAAGTTTAATACTACTGAAACACCACAATCGGGTAATCCAAGAACAGGACAAGCTATAGTAATTGGACCATCAGCTCAACCTGCTATAACCCAAGGTTTAACAACTGCTTGTGTTCTACAAAATAGAGGTGGTGAATTATATGCTATTGATTCTTCACATAATAATACACAGCTTACACCGCATAATTGGACATTAATTGATGACGGACCTTCAGAAGAATTAGCATGGACTTATTGGTCACAAAGACCAAGTCCAGATAATCCTGACCAATTACAAGGCATAAATGTTGATATGGCAAAAGTTGCTAGAAAGGTAGAAGATTTAATTGGTGAAAAATTGGTTTATACAGAAAATTCTAATATGGATGACCATACGCATCAAAACATAATATCTGATATACAAAGTACATTAGCAGATTTAACAACAAGAATAGAGGCCTTAGAAAGCTAACAATAAAAGGAGAACAATAATGGCAAATACATATACATGGGATTGTAAAACAGTTGATGTTTACCCAAACCATGACAGTCATTCAGACGTTGTTTACAACGTGCATTGGCGACTAAACGCAGTAAGCGACCAAACACATGAAGTTGATGGAGAAGATGTCCATTACACATCTTCTGTTTATGGTACTCACAGCGTTAATGCAGATGATATAGAAAACTTTATACCGTTTGCTGATCTTACTAATGATGTAGTTACTGGTTGGGTTACAAATGGTATGGGCGAAGATGAAGTTGCTAGCTTAAAAGAAAACCTAGATAACAACATTGATGGCCAAATCAATCCAACAAGCGAAACAAAAACAATAGCAGCTTAACAATGCCTTTACTACCAGTAACCCCTCCCGCTGGAGTAGTCACCAATGGAACAGACTACGCTAACAAAGGGCGTTGGACTGATAGTAATTTAGTGCGTTTTCAAAATGGTTTTTTACGACCTATTGGTGGTTGGGAAAAAATAAGAAACTCTACTCTGACAGGTACGCCGACAGGAATGTTTGCGTACATTACTAATGCTGGCAAAAAGGTTTTAGCGGTTGGAACAAGACAAAAGATTTATGTCAACCATGACGGAACTTGGTATGATATTACTCCTTCTGGTTTTGTATCTGATCAATCAACAGACCCACTTGGCTACGGTGCATATAACTATGATGTCGAAGACTACGGTGATGCCAGGTCACAATCTGGATTATTCTTTGATTCTAAATCATGGTCTTTTGATAACTTTGGTGAAGACTTACTTTTCTGTTGTGCAAGTGATGGCAAGATTTATAAATGGTCGCCTTCTGCACCTTCAACCATAGGCTCACAGCTAACAAATTCTCCAACAGGGTGTTCTGGTGTATTAGTCACCAATGAACGTCATGTAATAGCTTTAGGAGCTGGTGGCGACCCCAGAAAAGTACAATGGTCATCAAGAGAAGCAAGTACAACCTGGACAGCTGCATCAACAAACACCGCTGGTGATTTACAAATACCAACAGGCGGTAGAATATTAAGTGCTGTTAAATGGCAAACAGATGTCATCATCTTTACCGATACTGGTATCGCAAGACTTTACTATACTGGTTCTCCTTTTATATACGGTATTCAAGATGCTGGTACTAACTGTAAAACAGCATCACCTAGAACAGTTGTAACTTCTGGTAACTTCTTAGCATGGATGGGTGAAAACTCTTTCTTTGTCTTTGATGGATCAGTTAAAGAAATTAAGTGTGATGTGCATGACCATGTATTTGATAATATTAAATACGCTTATAGACGTATTGCTTGTGGTGGCCACAATTCTAACTTTAATGAGATATGGTGGTTTTATCCAGAAGGAGATTCACAACAAACACCTAATAAATATGTCATCTGGAACTATGTTGATAATGTCTGGTCAATCGGTGAAATGGATAGAGGGTGTTGGATAGACCAAGGTGTTTTCGATTATCCGATTGCTTGTGATTCACTTGGTAATGTTTATCAGCACGATAGCACAACATTAAATAATTCTGAGAATTTAGGCACAGCCGTACCATACGCACAATCAGGACCTATTGAAATAGGTAACGGTGATAACTATGTGCAATGTAACCAGATATTACCTGATGAAGAAGCAAACACACTACCAGGTGTTGTTATAAGTTTTACAGGAAGATTTACACCTCTAGGAGCAGAAACAGATTTTGGTGACTTTACTTTTAATAGTGATGGTTACACCGATGCAAGATTTACAGCTAGACAAGTTCGCATGAAAGTAACTGGCGACACCGATCAGATGTTTCAGGTTGGTAATATAAGATTAGATGTAAGAAATAGAGGTCGTAGATAGTGGCAAGAAAAACGCTAACACGACCAGGTGAAGATTACGATAAGAACTATCTTAATTATTTAATATCAGAGATAGAATATCAAACAGGTATGACTTTCAACAAAGGTGAAAGAATACAAATAAATGGTGGTGATGCCACCGAGTTAGTATTGGTAAGTCCAAATGGAACAAAATATAAGGTTAGTGTCGCAGACGACGGAACACTCTCCACCTCCACAACAGTCTAAAGAAGACTGGGAAGTAGAGTTTGACAGGTTAGAGCACCATATTATTCGTGCATTAAAGCACCAAGATATGTATAATTTAACTGATATTAAAGAAAAAATAGGCCAAGGAATGTTTCATATATGGCCTGGTAAGAACTCTGTAATGATAACAGAGTTTGTAGAATATCCCAGAGTAAAGGTAATGAACTTACTTTTTTGTGCTGGTGACTACAAAGAGCTAGAGTCAATGTTACCTAGCTTTGAACAATTTGCAAAACATTTTGGATGCAAAAGAATTTATGGTGGTGGTCGTAAAGGCTGGCTACGAAAAATAAAACATCTTGGCTTTGAACAAGAATATCTGGTTAGAAAAGAATTATGAGTAAAGGAAAAACTGTAACACAAACAACGACTGACCCAAAACAAATGGCAATGTATGAGGACCTTTATGGTAAGGCCCAAGGTATCGCTCAACAACCTTTTGTTCCATATACAGGTGCAAGAGTAGCTGGATTTAACCCAGATCAATTAATGGGATTTGATGCAACAAGAAATATGTTTAATCAATCTATGGGTTTTAATCCTAGAAACCAATTAAACAATCTAGCTAATATGTCTGCACCAAGTGTCAATTTACCATTTGGTTATAGTCAACCACAACAACCTTCTCCAATCTTCCAACCCATGCCTATTACTGGCGGTGGTGGTAGACCAATTCAACCTCCATCAATCGGTGGTATAGGAGGCGGTGGACCTGTTATGCCTGCTAGAATAACAAATAAAGGACCCAATACATTGCAAGATCCTCTTTTCATAAATGAAAAACCAGGAGTAACTGTTCCTAGACCTGACCCAATACAAAGACCTAGACCACCACTACAAGGACCTATTAAACCAGGTTTATTAAATCAACCACAATCACAAACTAATCCATTTTCACCAACTCAACTAGGTCCAGCTGCAATGCAACAAGCAGCAACAGTTAGACCTGTAGAAAGATTTGGTGGGGCTAATGTAAGTGAATTAGCAAGTTTTGGCGGAGCTAATATAGACCCTGTAGAAAGATTTGGAGCAGCCAATATTTCTCCAGTAGACTTATATAGTGGTGCTTCAATTAATCGTGGTGATGTAAGAGATGTAAGACCACAATCTTTATTAGATACAGATTTAGGTGCTTATCAAAATCCTTTTCAATCACAAGTTATTGATAACACATTAGATGATTTAAACAGAGCAAGACAATTACAAATACAAAGTGACCAAGATGCAGCAATCGGAAGAGGTGCTTTTGGTGGTTCACGTTCAGCCTTATTAGAATCAGAAACAAACAGAAACTTTGCAGAACAAGCAGCTAGAACAGCTGGTGATTTAAGAGCAAGAGGTTTTGATACAGCAACATCATTAGCTGGACAAGATATAGGCAGACAGTTTGAAGCAGATAGATTTATGTCTGATGCAGACAGAGCTATTGCTATGCAAAACGCAACCTTTGGTCAACAAGCTGGATTAGCAAGACAAGGTTTACTTGGTGACGTATCACTTAATCAAGCAAGACTAGATCAACAAGCTGGATTAGCTGGTATGGATGCAGCAAATAGAAGGGCATTGCAACAAGGTCAATTCCAACAACAAGCTGGTATGGCTGATATGGATGCGTTCAATAGAGCTGCAATGCAAAATGCACAATTTAGACAACAAGCAGGAATGGCTGGAGCAGATGCTTATAACAGAGCAGGTTCTCAACAAGCACAATTAGATGCGTCAAGATTTGCTGCTAACCAAGATGCTTTAAATAGATTTGGTTTACAACAAGGACAGTTTGATAACCAAATGAACATGGGAATGTTTGATGCTGCTAATAGAGCTGCATTTATGCAACCAGAATTAGAAATGAGAAACAGACAATTCCAGGCTGGCTTATTAAACGATCAATTAAGCGACCAATACAGAAGTCTTGGTATGTTATCTGGTATCGGTTCACAACAGCAAGGACTACAACAAAGAGGCATGGATGCTGGTTACAACGAGTTCATGAGAGCTATTGGTTACGGTCCACAGCAACTTAACTTATTGACTCAAGGCCTGTCTGGTATGCCTTTAAATAGTTCTAGATCAGAGGGTTATAAACCTGGCACAGCAGATTATTTACAAACAGCTGCAAGTTTATTTGCATTATCTGATAAAAGATTAAAGCAAAATATTAAACTTGTAGATAAGGTAAAAGGACATAATATTTACACTTGGGATTG